TATATTTTTTTAATCCTTGAATTTGAGCAGGCTCTTTAGTTTTATCTTTTTTGTAATTTTCAATTTTTGGTTTTCTAATCATTTTTTAACATCTCCAATTCGATCAAAAGTCTTTGTTTTTCTTGTCTTATTTGATTTAATACTTTTGTTTTGTTTCCTATCTTATCATTTTGAATATAGGTATCAAGACTAACATTTGCATATAATTGCCTGTTATCTTGTATATTTAATTGCTGCATATAAATATCTTGAGGCTTATAAAATTCTTTTTGATATAGATCTAATTTACTATTATCCATCATAGCCTGCAATTTTATTACATTTTTTACTTGCAAATTTTTACCAATATCTTTTACTTGAGCATCAATTTGATCCATTATTTTTACAAGATTGGCTTTGATAATTTTTTTCTGTTGTATGCTTTTTTGTTTTTTAGTTTTTGCATTTTGAACAGAGGGCTTTGCAGTAGCTTTGCGAACAGATTTTTTTTCTTTACTTTTTTCTTCATTAATTTTTTTTACTTCTTTTTCTTTTTTTTCTGGTGCATTTGTTGCAACCTCTTCTTCAGGTTCTAATTCTGGTTCTTGTTCAGAACTAGCTTCTTCTTGTTCCTCTGGTTCTAACATAGGCATCGCATTCATTCCAGATTCCTCTTCTTGTTCTTCAGACATTAAAGGTAAAGTGCTCACACCGGGCCCTGGTCCTTGTTCCTTGGGCTCTGGTGCAGGAGTAAACATTTTTGTAAATGTTTCTACAGGTGAAGCAGTAATTTCTGTTGGCTCTTCTTCTGAAGGACTTAAGTAGGCCATCATAGGAGGAGACATCATGTTTGTTGGTTCTTCTTTTTCTGATAACAATAAACTAGGAGGTTGAAACACAAACATATTACCACCTTTTCCTAATTCTTCTTTTGGTTCCGGTAATGCAATTATCATGGTAGGTTGTTCAAACTCTTCTGCTTCTTCCATTGTAACTGGTTCAAATTGTATCTCTTCATTTAATTCTAATTTTTTAAATATTTCTCTAAATTCTATAAACTCGGTAGATAAATTTTCACTCACTTCCACTAAAGAAGTTTGTACACTAGAAGCTAACACAGCATTATCATAAGTCATGGTAACAGATACATTATCTATATTGGGTCCACCTAAATTTGATGGAGCATTTGCATCGGAACCCGATATATTAATATTTCCTATGTTAGAACCTACGCCTGTATAAATAAGTCGGTCTGTAAAATTTTGACCATTGATGTTTGTAATATCGGTTCGATTGGTAGTGACTGTAGCTAACACATTACCGGCATTATCTTTAATCGTTAATGTATTGCTAAACGTATCTGCTCCTCCTTGACCACCCCAACATCCTGCAACTCCACATTCTCCGTTTTGAGCTTCTATGCTAGAGTTTAAAGTAATACCATTGTTTAACATTGGTTGAGTAATAGTATCAGAAGTTAAATTAAAATTTTGTTCAATCGCTCCATTGTCACCAAACTCTACATCATAATTACTCGCTACACCATTAAGTTCACAACAATCATTTAAGACTTGCACATCACCTGTAGCAGTCCATCCGTTAGCATTACCGGTTTCAAAGTTACCGTTGGTAATTAAATTATTTGTGGTTTGTTCTTCTGCAACGAGACTACTCGTCAGAATCGTCAAAATTACGATTATTTTTTTTAGCATTGGCTTTTTTCATTTCTTTGGCAAATTTTAAATCTTCTTTTTTATTTTGTTTTTCTACAATTTTTAATTTTGCAGTGTACATTTTATAATCAGGTCTTAACTTACCATATTTTTTCCATTGCGCTGCCGCATCTTTACCAATTTTACCTTCATAAGGACAGGGAGTGCCTGCCATCTCCATTGCAAAAAAAACTCTCTCGTCTTGGCAGAGTAAACTAATAGCTGCAACCTTCATTCCCATAGAATCTAATTGTCTGGATAGTTTAATTCTTTCACAATTTTCATCTTTAAAGGAACCTCCACCAGCGATACCAAATCCAAAGGTTTGTACCCCTGCAGATACTCCAGTAGAACAAATGTCTATACCTGAAGAATTAACAGAAGGTGCAAAGGCACTTGGAGGTGCTGATTTTATGTTAGAGCTAGTGCTATTAGTGGTTGTAGAATTAGAACTAGATCCTGATTCATAGGAAGTAGTCGAAGAAGAAGTGTATCCTCCTTCAATGGCTGTGTTAGATCCGGATGTATTGTTTTGAGTAGATCCTGCGTTTGCATTTTCATGTAATAAAAATAATATGGATAAGGTTATTAAAACTCTCCAAACAAAATAGGAAAATTTTTTCCAACCTGTGGGTCCATCCCAATTAACTCTTTGTAAAAACTCATTTAGTGTCTTCATCTTTTTTAGTTACCTCATAAAACATTTTATCTGAGTCCTCAGTTACCAAACCTTTATTTTCAACATTCCAATAAGTTGTTTGAACACTGTAATCTGGCCAATTATCCTTAACGGTAAAGCTAGGTATATTCCAAATGATTCTATTATTGGGTTGAGCGGCAAAATTGCCGTTATCTAAAGCAAGAACATGAGCACATTTATGTTCTTGAGGTATTTCTGAGTGCTCTATATCCAGTATATTACTATCTGGAGATGCCCAGTCAAGTGTAAATAAGTAATCACCAGGATAAAATTTTTTATCTATACCTCTGTATTTTCCTCTAGCGGAACTTAAAAAATCAAAGCAATGAACAGAAGGATGATAACTAAAGCAATTCCACAGTTGTAACTCGTGTACTTGCATATCGGGCACTTCGGTTCTTTGAAGATGTTTTTGGAAAAAAGCTGAGATAGGCAATCGATAAAAGATCGCACCGTTCTCCAACATGCAATGGAATAGTATCGCCTTTCCAGCGATACTGGTGATTCCAAAGATAACCACATCTTCAGCTTCTCCATGATGTTTTTGTAAATCATATAAATATTCTCGTCTTATCTGACAATAAATAGGTGGTATGTTTGCATTTAAATAAGCCATAGTTAATCATATATATCTCCCCAAGTCTCACCTGATTCATAATCAACTTTGTTGGGAACTTCTAGTTTAACAGCATTCTCCATAATCTCAATAATTTTTTTAGCATGTTCTGGAGATTCTACTGATAAATCTAATTCATCATGGATTTGTATGTGCGCTATAATACCTTCTTTGTATAATTCTAACATACATTTTTTGGTCATGTCTGCAGCACTACCTTGAATTAATTTATTTAAAGCTTTGTATGTGTAAGCTCTTTTGATCCCTGGTCCGTGTTCCTTGAGCGCATCTTCATGAGGTAATGCTTTATGCATTCCAAAACTATTAGGCTCCCACAAATAAAATCTACATAGTCTACCTAGTAACGTTCTTATCTGACCACGTTCTTGTGCACGGTTTGATGCAGCATTGGTAATTTGTTTTACGAAAGGTACTTTTGCGTGATACTGATTAAATAATTCTTCTGCTTTTTCTTTAGATACACCTAGTTCGGCTTGGAGTTTTGCTTTACCCATACCGTAAAATAATCCAAGGTTAATTACCTTGGCTTGTGATCTTGGTATCTGTGCCATGTCTGCAACGATTTGATGAAAGTCTGTTGTTGAATCATTATTATATGCATCCACAACATCGTATACCGATGGAAACTTATACAACGAAGCATAGTGCACTACGAGTCTTGGTTCTTGTTGAGAGTAATCAAAACAACCCCACGTACAACCTTCATCAGGTAAGAACAGAGAACGTATCATAGGTCCTAGATCCTTGTTTCTTGCCGGTAGTTGTTGAAGGTTAGGGTTACTGTATGAAAATCTTCCCGTAACGGTGCCTCCTTGGTCTGATCTTATTTGATTTATGTCTGCATGGATTCTACCTTTGTGCTCGTATCTAATGATTGTATCAATAAAGGTAGTGTGAGCCTTGTTTATCTCTCTAGCTTTTGCTATCTTATTTACTAACGGATGTTTATGTTCTTGAAGAAAATTTTTTGTAAAAGAAGGGGCCTGTGATTTTTCAGTTCTTTCGTAAGGTAAACTCAGTTTATCAAAAACTTTGGCAATACTACGGGCTGCCCATATTTGAGTTTCTATTCCTGTTTCTTTTTTTACTTCTAGGAGTAAGTTTTCTTCTTGTAATGCTAACTGCTTCTTTAATATATGAGCGCGTTGAACATCGACTCTAACTCCTTTAAATTTCATATCTACTAGACAAGGAAATAAATCTGTTTCTAAATTAAAAATAGATTCTATGTCTTGATGAATAATTTCTTTTTTCATCATCTGCCAAAGTTCTAAAGTAAGCTCTGCATCTTTCTCTGCGTAGGCTCCAACTTCCATCGCAGGTAGTTGCCACATGTCTGCTTTGGGATCGAGTCCTCTAGACTTAGCGGCCTCTACTAATGCCACTTCAGATTTACCGTGACCTAAATAATCCCAACCCAAAGCATTTAAACTATATTGAAATCTATTTTCGTCTACGAGAGATGCTGCAATCATGGTATCTACAATTAAACCGTTGATTTTTATACCTAATTTACGTATCCAACATACATCATACATTGCATTGTGAAATATTTTTATAGCATCACATGCCATAGTATCTTTAAACCATTCTAAAGTTTTTTTACGATCCATGTTGGGACCTTCACCATGTGCGATTGGAAAATAATATTTTTTACCAGGCACCGCTACTGCAATCCCCACCACTTCACCATTACCTATTACAGCACCAGATCCTTTAGAACGTAAATCTGGATCTCTTGTTTCTAAGTCCACAGCAATCTCATCGTAAGAACGTAAATCAGGATACTCTTCTGGTTCTATCCATTCCGTAGCTGCACTAAATCTAGGAATAATCATTCGTAATCCCTTGCAATAATCATATCAATATATTGTTTTGCTTTTTCTAAATCCTGTCTTTTGTTTTTCTGTCTATGTCTACAAATATATTTAATAACATTACCCTCTGCAAAAAGCAATTCGTTCTCTCCTATAAACTGAGAGGGTTGTATTTTAAATTTTTTATAATGATTTCCTCCAATTTGTTTACTCCACGTCATACTTTTAAATAAATCTTTGTGTGTCATAACTGATAACCATACCTTTCTATTTTTGCTCTCATTAAATATAAATTATTTTTAGCACGAGTTGCTCC